CAGTGTGACGACTGTGGTTATATCCCTCTTTAAGTCAACGGTAGAGAGAACTCTAGGGCAAGAACAGGCAAATCATAGGAGAAGACCATGCCCAAACCTCGTTCCGGTGGTCCTAAAACTAAGGATTCACCATTTACTTCCAACTTTAATCTTAAGACCGGCAAGAAACTAACCCAACATGAGATTTCAGACTTAAAACAGAAAGCTAAACGTGCTGCTAAACTTGAGAAAGTAAGACTTGAACAGATACACAAATCTCAAAGACTCAAAATAGCTGCTCTATCTGACCGGTTAGCTAAAGTAGGAAAACGTATAATAGGGATAGATACAGGTGAAAAGATAGCTGAGACTATCGATTCTACAAATGCTTATCCTGCAGATGATCTAAAAGCATTTGTCCCTACTGATTCAGATATAGAAGATACTTCAGATTTTAAATCCGCTTATCAGATGCTTCAAGATATGAGGTGGATATATAGGCATGTACATGGTCGAAAAAGATTAAAAGCCTTAGTAGAGGATGACGATAAACAGTTTGTGTTTATGGTAAAGGAGTTAATGAAAATTGAGGCAAGTTTAATGGCTGCCAAGGTTAGAAAAGGTGAAGATTTAAGTCAACCTGGCCAAAGGAGCTTCTTTGTGGTATTAAAGGGATTGGAAGATGAGAAAAAGTATCTAAGTTCTGAAATGGATAAGACGATAGATATGGGGCAAATACAGAAAGCAATAAATCCAGGCCTAACTAGTAGAAATGAGGCTAAGGAAAGAGAAGATAAAAACCAACCTCCGGAACAGTTACTAAAATAGGAAAGTAAGGGAATGGTAAATCCTGCGGATGACTCACAACCCCTTATCATTCATGAGTCCTGGGGTCAAAAGTTTTGTTTTGGTTCTACTCCTACCGCCCCAGCTCTGATTTCTGAAATATTTTCTGATAACTATAAAATATTGGAGAAAGCTATTGAGTTTGGTCCTGGTGATGTAATCCTTGATCTAGGCGCTTGCGAGGGAATGTTCTCGATTATGTTGTCCAGACTTTTCCCCTTAACTCGTATTATCGCTCTTGAACCTGTTTCTAAAACTTACTCTCAGATGTTGCACAATATCGAACTAAATGGCTGTTCAAATATCTTGGCCTATAATATTGGAGTAGGTAAAAAGGAACAGCAAAAAGCTATTCTTAATATCTCTAAAGAGTTTTCTGGAGGTTCAACCGCTTTCTGTACTTTTGTTCCTTTAGATCACTATCAGGAAGAAGTCAATATAATTTCTCTTGATTCTGTTTTTGATTTATGTCATATCAAACGTCTGAGATTGCTAAAGATAGATATTGAGGGCGGTGAATATGACGCACTCTATTCCTCTACTATTCTTTCCCGTATAGACTACATGACGGCTGAGTTTCATATGAACAGGAAACTGGAGTTTGAGAGCAGAAGAGCGGATGGACTCAGGACATGGGTAAGTAATCAGACGAATCTTATCCATTGTGATATAATCAGGATGGCAGAATAGAACTTGAGAAAACTAAAAGGAAGTCCGGACATGACAGATGAGGAATGGGTCAATTTTGAAAGCAAGAACCGATCACGGGCGTTATGCTATTATCGTGGCAGTTGGTGTGGCATTTCCACACTAAACACCCTATATTGCCAATGGTGCGGGGGGACGTTGGTTGATATAACATACGATGTGAACTACCCCTCTCTTATGGAAGGAACTTCTAAGGCAAAGCCTAAAGACTGAGTCCCTATCCTGCGGATGGCTATCCCTAGTCTTAAAATATTTAAGGAGGTAAATTATGAGCAAAGAAGAAAGCGCTGAAGGCGGTGCAATTACTATGGTTGTTTCAGATGGACTATTTATTCTGGGTAAGCTTGTTGATGGAAATAAACTTTTAGACCCTAGAGTGTTCCAGATTATTGATTCCGGTCAGAAAATGCAGTTATCTCCTCTTCCTGGAATTCCTTCTGCTGTCTTTCTTGGCAAGGAAGGGTTAAGGTATTCTCTTTCTGAGACGCCAGGGAATAAAAATCTGTTCAAACTCTATTATCAGGTGACACATCCACGTCGAAAGGACGGCTTACAAGATCAAGAGGATAGCTTGCTCAGTTCTGTGGACAACTTAAAAAAGAACTGGGAAAGAAACTGAAGAGAAAATCTTGAAGGAGTCTGATGCCGATTGATTACCTCAGAATCTAAACCATATCAGGTCTTATATGATTATTCTGATGTTCCAACTGTAAAGAGGTTTGCCCTGGATAATACCCGTCAGAGGTGTATTATGGGCCCGTTTGGCTGTTTGTCTAATGATTCCGAATATTTAACTCCGTCCGGCTGGAAACGAATGGATGAATACGTTAAAGGAGATATGGTTGCTCAGTATCATCCACAGGATAGTAATATAGATTTTTTGTCTCCTTCTGATTATATTGTCTTACCTTGTGAATATTTTTATAACTTTAAAGGTGTTCATCTCGATATGATGCTTTCGTCAGATCATAAAATGCTTTGGCGAGATATAGACGGAAAACTGTATACGTGTTTGGCTCATGAGGCTGCTCGGAGTCATTGGAGTAAATATTTAGAGGATGAAATTCCTAATCTATTTTTTGTTTCGGATTTGAGCAGGATTGATTTGGAAGAAAGTGCATTACGCTTGACTGTTGCTGTGATTGCTGAAGGTTCGTTTCATAAACATAAGGAAATTGTGGGGGAAACTTGTAATACATGTAGTATGGGCTTTAAAAAGGAACGCAAAAAATTAAGAATAGAAAAGTTGTTAAATGAAAGTCATATTCCTTTTAAGAAGACAGAATATGAGAATGGAAAGAATTATTATTATTTTAAGGCTCCATTGAAAACTAAGAAGTTTGATAAGACGTTTTGGCAGACCAGTAATGATCAAAGGAAGATAATTCTTGATGAATTGAAATATTGGGATTTTCATTCTTGTTTTGCTGCCGGTAACATTTTTCAGTATTCAACAATAGAAAAAGAAGATGCTGATTTTATCCAATATTGTCTTGTGACACATGGTATTGTTTCAAATATATCTATTCGGGATAGGAAAGATGGAATTCGCAAAGTCAGATATCGTATAAATATAAGTCTAAGAAGTAAGAAAGCTGCTCTCTATCAAGATTTCGATTCTGTTACTTATATAAAATCCGGTAACGGCTTTAAGTATTGTTTCAAAACAGAAACAGGTTTTTTCATTGCCCGTCGTAATGGAAAAATATTTGTTACTGGAAATTCGGGGAAAACCTCAGGCTGTGTCATGGAGATAATACGTAGGGCTCACGAACAAGTTCCAAGTAGAGATGGAATTAGGAGATCCCGATGGGCAGTGATTCGAAACCACTATGGTCAGCTCAAGGACACTACTATCCGCACTTTTCATGAATGGTACCCTCCTAAAATATTCGGCAGCTATCACGTAACCGACCATAATTATTACATAACAAAATTCCCAGGAGTACAATTAGAGATTTGTTATCGTGCTTTAGATCGGGAAGATCATGTTTCTAATCTTCTTTCTTTTGAGTTTACCGGCGCCTATTTTAATGAAGTAAGGGAAATTCCTTGGGGAATTATTGATGCTATGGATGGACGTATAGGTCGTTATCCTAAGAAAGATGACGTTGGAGAATATTGGCATGGGATAATTATGGATACGAATCCACCTGAAGAGGATTCGACTCTATATAAGAAAGCTGAAATAATACGTCCGGATAATTTTAAAATGTTTAAACAACCTTCCGGCCTCTCCATTCATGCTGAGAATACTAAACATCTTCCTAAAAATTATTACTCGAATCTCATTAAAGGTAAGGACGATATGTTCATTAGGGTTTATGTCCACGGTCAGTATGGTTATGTTGTAAGTGGAAAACCTGTTTTTGTTTCGTTTCGTGACAATATTCATGTCGCTCCACATCCTTTGGAGCCTATGAAGGGGGTTAATGTGTTGGTGGGGGTGGACTTCGGGTTATCACCAAGTATTATTCTTGGTCAGATTACTCCCTTAGGTCAGCTTCGTATTCTTGACGAATTAGTTTCAGACGGAATGGGACTTCTTCAATTCTGTAAAAACCAGCTCTTTCCTCTTTTAAGACAGAAATACTTTGGGATGAATATAATGGGATACGGGGATCCTTCCGGCATCTCTCGTGTTCCTACAGATGAATCAACCTGCTTCGATATTCTCCACAGTCCTGAAATTGGCCTGACCAACATTATTCCCGCTTCTACAAATGCTGTTATACCTCGGATTGGCGCTGTAGAATTCTTTCTAAATAAGATGTATGCTGGTGAGCCCGGGTTTGTTCTTTCCCCTAACTGCCACTTTTTACGTAAGGCTATGAATGGAGCTTATCATTACGATAAAGATCCTAAAGGCAACGGGGAAGAATATAAACCTATGCCTGTTAAGAATTTTGCCAGCCATTGCGCGGATGGTCTAGAATATCTCTGTATGTATGCAACCGAGAATGAGAATTTAGATAGGGAACGTAAAAATTTTCTTGCTAAACTAAAACAAAGAGAGTATCGTCCGGCAAGTTATGAGGTGGGATATTAGAAGTAAGACTGTGTCTTGCAGACGTAAAACCTCAATGTCTTGCAGACGTAAAACCTCTTAGTGCTATGATGGATGTAATACAAGAAACATTTGCTAAGAAAGAAAGAAACTCTGATGCTATGCAGTCATTCGGGTTCAGGCTACAGAATCAGTTTTCAGTAAACAAAGCCTACAGAAGACCCAAAGAATTAGAATGGCTGGAATCATTACGTCAATATAAAGGACTCTATGATCCCGACGTAAAACTTGAAGCTAATGCATCTAAAGTTTACCCCAAAATTACCAGATCAAAAGTTAATATTGTCCTTTCTCGTCTTCATGAAATGCTTTTCCCTGCCCAGGATAAAAATTGGGAAATTGAACCGACTCCTGAACCTCGTATATCTAAAGAAATTGTTAAGAAGATTGCTTATTCTCTTGTTGAGTTATCTCAAAATCCTGCGGATGGTTTAAAACCACCTCAACCTATTTTTCCTACCGCTGATGATCTCCAACTTGCAATTAAGAAATTTGCTAAAGCTACTTGTGAGAAGATGTCTACTGTAATTCATGATCAACTTACTGAAATGAAATATTCTGAGGAAACTAAAAAGGTTTTGAGGTCTGGACTTATGTATGGAACAGGGATAATGAAAGGCCCTATGATTGTTAATCGTACTAAGAGACGTTGGGAACCTACTACAAATGGAGACTATGAGGAACAAGTAAATGTAGAAGAGATCCCTGATCTTCAGTTTATTCGTATTTGGGACTGGTATCCTGATATGACTGTAGTTGATATAGACAAGATGACCGGTTCGTTTGAACGTCATATTATGAATAAGCATGACCTGAGACAACTCATGAAACGAACTGATTTCTATCCTGATATGATTGAGACTTTTCTTACTGAACATCCCGATGGTAATTATACTCCTCTAAATTGGGAAGTAGATCTTCAAGTTATCGAAATTGAGGCGGGAAGTGGTGTGGTTGGTTCTACTACTACTACTACTGGTTTCAACGACGATCGCAGCCGTTCTACAAACCGTCAATTGGGTAAAAAATATGAAGTTTTAGAATTCTGGGGATATGTAGATGGGAACGATCTTGAAGCTTGTGGTCTTGACGTTCCTGATGTAACCCTTGAGTATGCTGCAAATATCTGGCTGCTTGGTTATAAGCCAATTAAAGCCGTTCTTTTTTCAACTGCGCTTGATCAATATAAGATCTTCTACTATGAGAAAGATGAAACCAGTATTTTTGGTGAAAGTCTTGCTCGTGTTATGCGTCATTCTCAACTCGCAATTGCTGGAGCTGCTCGTATGGTGCTTGACAACGCCAGTTGTGCTGCGGGTCCACAAGTAGAAGTTAATAGATCTCTTCTAACTCCAGGCACTGACTTTACTTCTTTTTACCCTCGTAAACTCTGGTTTCGAGAGGGTAGGGGAATTGATGCTCAGTATCCCGCTCTTCGTGTTTATGGCATTGATTCTCATATTACAGAACTCTTATCCATTATAGAAGCTTTCAAACAGTTTGGCGATGAGGAAACTACTCTTCCTACCTGGATGATTGGGCAAATGGTTCATAACGAAACTGCTCAGGCTGCCTCTGGACGTATGAATACAGTTGCTATGTCTATTAAAGATGTTGTCAAAAATTTTGATGCTTTTACTGAGAAGATTATTGGTGATATTTATGCTTGGAATATGGAGTTTAATCCTCGTACTGACATTAAGGGTGATTTTAACGTTAAAGCTCGTGGTGTATCCAGCCTGGTAATGAAAGAGATTCGTATGCAGGCGCTTGCTCAACTTAAATCCGTTTTGCAACCGGAAGACTGGGATTATATTCCTCGTAGGGAGTTCTTACAGGAGGTATTTAAGAGTCATGATATTTCTATGATCTTATTGCCCGAAGAAGAGGTGGCTAAAATCAGGCAAGCAAGAGAACAATCTATACAAATGCAGTTAGCAATTGAGATGCAAAAAGCTGAAGTTGGATATAAACGAGCTCAAACTATGGCTCAGTTGTCCAAAGCAAAGGATAAAAACGTAGAGGCTGTTATTAAGGCTCAAACGCCTATTGAAGGTGCCGGGGCTACTGATTCTCGTCTTATTGAAGAGGAGATTGCTTTACAACAAACAGAAAGAGCAGGTAAAGAAGCTCAAATAAGACACGCAGAGGATCAACACGCTCTTGATATGCAGCATCAGAAGGAATCCCATCAGATGGAATTGGGAACAAAGATGGCAAAAACGGCTCACGAAATAGCCCTTAAACATAAAATGGCGGAACATGGAGCGGCAACAAAGGAAAAGGTAACTCCAAAAATTGTTAAGAAAGTTAGGTAGGGGGAGATATGTCCGATCAGCCTAAAGCTAAGTTAATTTTAAATCTTTACTGTTCTCAGTTTGACAATTCTATACGAAATCTCATTCAGCTTCTCGATGTTCTAATTGCTGAACTCCGTCTTGATAATGATACTGCTGACATAGATGGGGTAAGACGTAATCAGGGAGAAATTAAAGCGTATAATACACTTAGAGAGTTTATTTTGTATGGGTTGCCCTCTTCTTCTCCCTCTCCCTCTCCCTCTCCCTCTCCATGAAAAAATGTTGACATATTCGCAATAGTTTGTTATGGACAATTTAACCTACATCAGAACGATTACTAAACAGGAGGGAACTTCCGGTTTAGTTAATCACGTGATTCTTCGAAGGAATGATGTAATTGAACTTCTGAAGATGCTGGAAGGATTAAAAAAGCAACTTCAACTTTTATTAAAAGAAAAGAATGGTATGATGGTTTGAATCCGGCTTACACGGGTTCACGGTGGGAGCATCAATTGCCATAGTTTCTGTTAAATAGTTCTTGACATTTAACAACCTCGTATGTATTGTATTGTCCTTCCTGGGGCTACATGGTCTTGGCCTTGAGCCATAGAAGCCGCCTGCTTTAGCTGATGGAGTTAGTCACATTCACGTCTAAATCTTGAGAAGGATATAAGATTAAAGGCAACTCAGAGAAATTAAGTTTTTCAGTTGCCTTTTTTATTTCACTAAAAGGAGTAATGGTTTATGGCGGATAAAGCATCTAATAACAGAGAGGCGCTGGAGACTGAACAGGAAGATATTTATAGTAATACATGGGATGAAGCTAACAAGAAAATTGGCGGCATGAAGCAAACTAACTTATCAACAGCAGATGATCCGGCTAATGTAAAAGATGGAGAAATAGTTCCAGTAACTCCAGAACCTCCTATTGTAAAAGCAACTTTACCTCCAGCAGCAACTGCTTCAATACCTACTGAAATACCTACTGAAATACCTACTGAAATGCCTACTTCACCTGATTCTTCTCTTCAGCAACCTAGTGAGTCTGATGAGAAGTTTGAACAGCGATATAAGACTCTTCAAGGTATCCATAAACATGACCGTGAGGTTTGGGAAACAGAACGTGCGGCGCTTCTTTTGCAACTTGAAGAGAGTAAGAAACCTGAGATTCCAACTCAAACATCTTCTGTTGCTGCTGAAGCCTTTGTTGACTCTCTTACTGATGAACAGAAGGAGCAATTAAAGGAATATGAGCGGGATTTTGATGTGGTTTCCAGGATGGAAGGAATTAAACGAAGTATGGAGCTGGCGAAGCTACGTAAGGAGATTGCTGATTGGAAGACAGAAGTTACTAATCAACTTACTAAACAGGCAACCCAGTTTACTTCCCAAATTGCCCCAGCTATTGCATTAGCAGAGGAAAGTGATGAGGAAGCCCATTTTGATTTGATTCGGAATGGTTATAATCTGGAAAATGGAACTTTTGTTCCAGGTCATAATGATTTTGAGAAGTATCGTGATGATGGTTCTCTTCTGGCTTGGATTGAATCTAAGCCGAAATATCTTCAGCCGTCTCTCAGGGAAACTTATTCCAAGGGTACGGCGACGGATGTGATAGACCTTATCTCGGACTTCAAACGTGAGAATAACATACCCTTAACCTTTCAAACTTTAGCTTCTCAAACCACGCCTGATAATATTGTTCCGTTGACTTCTGCTAAGGCAGCTCGAAAACAAGCTCTTACAACTGTAACTACTCGGCGTGGAGCTGTTAATACTGGAGGCGCCTTTGCCGGTGATTATGAGTCTGCGTGGGATGAAGCTAATGCAAAACAAGGAGGATAAAATATGGCAATGACAGTAAATGGAGATATCTCTCCTAGAACAGCTGCTTATGTCCAGGTAGACTTGCTTAAACGAGCAATGCCTTATCTATGTCTGGAAAAATTCGGGCAAGCTCGCTCACTTCCCAGTAACAAGACAATGTCTACAGTCTTTAGGCGTTACAACTCTCTTGGGCTTCGGCTTACCCCTTTGACCGAAGGAGTTACCCCGGCCTCTGAGAAACTGACTGCGACAGACATTTCCGCAACTTTATCGCAATATGGTGGGTTGGTAGAAATTACAGATGTTATTCAGGATACCCATGAAGATCCCGTACTTCAGGAAGCTATTGCAGTTTCCGGTGAGCAGGCGGCAAGGACAGTTGAGACTCTTAGATATAATGTATTA